GAAGGGCACGAGTGCGTCGGCCGTAACCTCGCCCTGCTCCACCATCTTGATCAGTTCGGCCGTGCTGACGCCGAGACCGTCGGCCATAAGCTGAAGCGCACCGGGCAGTCGGTCGCCCAACTGCTGCCGAAGCTCTTCCATCTGGACCGTGCCCTTGGACACGATCTGCGTCAGGGCCGTGAAGACGCCGCGCAGTTCGTCGAACGACGACTTGTTGACGCGCGCTGCTTCGGCGACCGAGATGAAGATTTTCCGGGTTTTCTCGCCTTCCAGCGACGTGCCCTGCGTGGCGATGGCGAACTTGGAATACTCGGTCGCCAGCGATCCGAACTCGATACCGAGCCGGTCCGCGTTGCGGCGGATGAAATCGAGTTCATGCCCGACCCGAGCGTTGTCGCCGCTGAAGGCGACGTTGAGCCGCGAGGTCGCCGCTTCGAGCGTCTGATATGCGTCAATCGTCCGCTGAAGCAGGCTGATCACGCCGTAGATGCCGCCATAGGCCGAGATCAACGACAGGACTTCGCCCCGGAGGCGCTGCGTCCACAACATCGCCTGACGGCTTTCCCCGTACAGCCGTCGATACGCCTCCGAGAGCGAGTTCGTCTTGCTGGCCGCGCTCGCCATACCGGACGAGGCCGCCGTCGCTGCGGTGGCCGTCTGGCGGATGGACTGCGCCGCCCGGTTCGCATTGCTGGACAGGAGATTGTAGGAGCCCGCCGACTGCTGCGCGGTCTGGCGAATGCGCGCGATGGCGGCCCCGGTCTGCGCCTGAATCTGCGCAAACTGGTTCTGCTTCCCGCGCAGGCTGTCCAGATCGGTTCCCGTCTGCTTCAGGACGCCCGAAAGCTGGTGGAGGCTGTCACGCTGCGCGAGATATTCCTGCTTGGCCCGAGCGGCCTCGCTGCGGTTCCGTATAAACGCTTCCGCCATCTCGCGCGTCGGGACGCCGACTCGGCCGATCTCGCCCGCGAGCCGGGTGCTGGCCTGCGTCAGTTCGACGTACTCGCGTTTGGCTTCCAGCATCGCCCGGCGCTGCTGGTCGAAGGACTTCTGAAGAGCCGCGCCGCTCTGCCCGGCCAATTCGGCCAAGGCCGCATCCGCCTTGCCTGCGGCGGCCCCAAGCTGCTGAAGCTCGGTCTGCGCACGCTCGATCCGCTGCGACTGCCGGGCGAGAGCGTCGGCGGTCTTGTCCGTGGCGTCGGCGATGTCCTTCTGGTTCCGGCTCGCCGACTTGGCGGCCGCCTGAAGCTCGCGGTAGTTCGTGTTGATCTTGGCGACGACCGTCTCTTGCCGGGCAACGGCCGCGTTGGCCTGTTCCAGCTTCCCGGCCAAATTGGCAATGGACGTGCCAGTCTGCGCGATGCCGCCCTGCGTCGCGGCGTACTTGGCGCGCAGTTCGTCGAGGCGTTGCGTCTGCTTCTGAAGCGACGTGTTCGCCGACTCTAGACGGTTCTGAAGGGTCTTGGTCGGATTGGCCGTGGCGGCCACTTCCTGCGCGAGCCGGTCATACCGTGCCGTGACTTCTGCGACCTTGGCTTCCTGCTTCGAGAGCGAGGCCACCAGCCGCTCGTCCTGTCGGACCAGTTTGTCGCGTTCGGCGTTGGCCTTCGCCAGCGCGGCCGTGAGTTCGGCCTGTGCGGCCCGTGCCTTGTCGAGCGCGGCCGACTGCTTCGCCTGCGCGGCGGCCGCGCCGGATGCCTTGCTGGTAAGGCGCTCGGTCGCGTATTCGGCTTTCTGAAGATCGCGGGCCAGTTCGCGAGCCGACTGTTGCGTCTCTTCGAACTCGGCGTTGAGGCGCTGCGCGGCCGCCGTGGCCTTATCGAACTCCTGCCCGATCTTGTCGGACACGGATAGGCCGCGCAGTTCCTTGTCGAGCGTGCCGAGCGCGGTGCCAAGCTGACCGAGGGTCGAACTGGTCTTCCCTGCGGCTTTGCCGAGATCACCCTGCGCCTCGACGAACTCGTTGATCGCCGCCGTGATGGAGCCAACAACCTTGGCGGCTTCGTCGCGGGCGCGGATTACGAGATCGACATCTTTCCGCGCCATCGTCTATTCCTCTTCGTAGCCTTTCGGCAGCAACCGTTGCGGGGGAGCCTCGTCGTCGAACGGGCGGGTTTCGACGTTGAGGGATTTGATCATCTTCTGGAAGTGTCCGCGCGATTTCTTGGACAGTATGCCATGAACCGCGTGTTGCAGAAGATTCGCTTCGGTCACTGTAGCCCCGTTGATGCGCTCGATCACTAGGTTACTTTCGTCCCAAAGCATCCCGAGCGGGTATTGCCGCGCCTCGGGATGCCCGTGATCAAGCAGAAGGCTTACTTGCCGACGGACGCCCCAAAGCCAGCTTCGGAAAGTGGGAGCCGCATCTGCTTCACGAGACCCGAGGCCCCCGAGAGCATCCGAATGATCGACTCCATGAACTTTTTTAGTTCCGCCTCCGACTGGAAGGTGTTGTGGAAGATCGCTTCGAGCGCTTCAAGCTGGTACTGGAAATTCAGCTTGCGGGCGACGGCGATGGTGTCGGGCTCGTAGTCGTCAGCCGCGAGAGCGATCACCGCCGCGACCAGATCGGGCACCTGCGGCGCGACACTGGTCAGGATCGTCCGAACATCCTTCTCGGCGATCTTCTCGCCGTTCGTCACCTTGGCGAACACCATGGCGACGGCCGGGCCGTGCGTGTTGGCGAGCACCACAAGATCGGAGAAGGAAAGACCCCGGACGGCAAATTCGCCGCCCGGAGTCTTGATGGTGGTGGAAGGAAGTTGAAGGTCACGCAGTCCCATACTCGAATGCTCCTGTCAGGGGTCAGGTGGTGGATTAGGAGTAGACCGGCCGTCCGTCCATGTAGATCGCTTCGCCGCTGGCGGGCTTCAGCGCTTCGATGGTGAACGGAATCTGCTGCCACTCGTCACCCTTCAGGGCGTAATCGCCGTTCGGGGTGATCTTCACGTAGGGCAGGTAGTAGTCGAAGTTCTTGCCCTTCGGGTTGAAGGCGATATACATCATCGCCCCTTCGACCGGCTCCAAACCGGAGATGACGCGCGACCGGGTGGACGCCTTGACCGCGAAGGTCACGTCGATGTCCGCGCCGTCAACAGCCAGCGTCGAGCCTTCGAGGAAGGTCAGGATGCCGGTGTCGTAGTTCATCTCGTAGTCGGTGCCAGCGACCAGCGCCGTGCCGCCGCCGGAGACTTCCACGTCGAAGCCCACCGTGTCGATACCGAAGTACCCGGTCGGGTTGTTCGTGGTCACGCCGAGCTTGTAAGAGTGCCCGGCCTTGATCTCTTCCAGCGTCTCGGTCGAAGAGGCCACGGTCGCCTGCGTGACCGTGCTTTCCTCGCCGAAGAAGAACAGTGCGACGTTCTTCGGGTCGATGTTGTCGGTGATCAGCGAGCCGGTTCGCGTGACTTCCAGCGGCACGCTGTCGTCCTTCTCGCGGATACCTTCATCCGACGAGAAGTGGTCGAGCGTTTCCGACTCGATGGTCAGGTTGAACTCCGGCGTGTTGCCGATGTAGAAGAAGCCTGCCGGGACTTGCGTGCCGGTCTTGAAGCGGGAAAAGTGGACCTTTCCGCGCCCGAGCGTGTAGTTTTTGGTAGCCATGATACTTTTCCTCGTTTCAACGGCCTGCGGGTTTAATCCTCGTAAGGATCGGCTAAGTCTTCTACCATATCCAACGTGATTGTCAGCCAGAAGTATGATACGGCAGAAATCTCGTCTGGCGGTCGGACAACCCCCGCACCGATTCGCAGTCCGGTAACAAAGTTGCCAAGACCGAAAATACCCTGTGCGGCGTTCATTGCCAACGCCTTGCGCTTCTCTATCGCCAACCTTTTCTTCACGTCGGCCATAAAGAAGTGCGCGGGATCGGTGGGGTTTTCAGGATCGTCGGTGACGAAGCCCTGAATCATGATCTCCCATCCACCCGACGAGAACTCGCTGTCCGTCGGCGGCGGCGTCTGGTCCAGCGGGATCGGAACTTCGAGGATCGAGATCAGCGGCAAGGGGTCGTTCTCGCCGTAGATCACCCGCCCTCGATAAACCTGACCGTTGACATCCGTGTGGTAGCCGTTCGCGGGGCTGATCTCTTTCAGCGCCTCGGTCATGGCCTTCAGGATGCGAAGTCGAACGGGCTCGGTCGCCATGTCAAATCTCCAACAGGCGCAAGAACTCGCGCTCCAATTCCGAGGCCAACTGCGGGGCCTTCTCGTTCGCCACACCCGAGCCGTCGCGGGCGCGGAATACCTGATCGACCGAGGGGCCGTAAAGCAGGTACAGGCCCTTCTCCATGCGGCGGGCCGTGAGCTTGTTCTGAAGGGTCTCGCCCGGACGCAGCCGGATCGCGAGGCCCATGTTGTACTTGGTATCGACGTTGCTGTTCCCGGCCGGGAGCCTGATCAGGAACGCCCTCTTTATGTAGCGCGAGCGGCCCGGTGCGACTTCGACCCGGACGCCCTGCCCGCGACGCGGTGTGCCCTGCACAAACCGGGCGAGCGACGTGGCGCGGCCGCGCGCGGTGATCTTGCCTTCCAGATTGCTCGCGGTCGCCTGCTGCGACACGTAGAGGCGCTTCTGGCCGGGGGCGACATAGGACGCCGGGAGATTGACCTGATCTCGGATGTCTCGGGCGATCTCGACTCGTCCGTCCCGCGTGACCTTGTTGATGGCGCGAGCGGCGGCCATGCGGATCGCCTGCTTCGTGCCGTCGAACTGCTTCAGGTCATCCAAGCCCTCGACGAAGACCGCCCAATTATCCGCCATCTCACAAGTCCTCCGGCAGCGTTTTGCCTGCGAGGTCGGACGCCGACAGGCGCGAGACTTCAGCGGTGATGGTGATGCCGTCAGGCGGCTTTGTCTGGCCGATCCGATAGCCTTCGGTGGCCGAAATGATGACTAGGCCGTTGCGCGGCGGATTGGCGACTTCCGAGCGGTCGAAGACCAGCTTGGGCGCGATTTCCTCGCGTTCGGCGTAGTTGAGATTGGTGCCCTTCAGATCGCCCTGCTGGACCATCTTGGAGTGAACGCGCACGTTGACGAGCACCGGAGGGGTGGCCGGTGTCGCATAATACGACGCCGGGACTCGCATGGCTTTATGGAGAGCCGTCCGTGCTTTGGTCTTAATCTCACGAAGGCCCATGGAACCTCTCTTCCGCGTCTTGCCGCGCGGCAGTAGCCTCTTCCAAGGTATCGAAATACCCGAGATGCACCCGCTTCCCCCGAACGTCTATCTTGGCGTGCCATTTTCCGGTTCCCCGGTGCCAACAAACACCACGAACCCCCGATGTATTCGTAGAAAAGACGCCGGAGTTCATCGCGTTTTTCGAGGGGTTCGAGTCTTCAAGGTTCTCCCATCGGTTGTCAGACCTCACTCTGTTCTTGTGGTCAACAACGTCCTTCGGCCATTCTCCGGTCATGTGCAACACAGCCAAACGCTGCGCCCGGTAGCGCTTGCCATCGACGCATATCTGGATGTACCCGTCGCTGGTAAGCGTTCCTGCCTTCTGCGGCTTCCATGTGAACTCGCCGGTCTGCGGATCATAATCCAACAGTTCGCGCAAACGCTCTGCCGAAAGTTCCCCTTCAGCAGAGCGATTTTCGTCGGTCTTGATTTCTCGAAGACCCATCTCGGCCCCTTAGACGAGATCGTTACCGTCGCCGTCGCCGCCTTCACCGGCCTGCGAGCCGGACGTGGTGGTGCCAGCGTTGGCCGAAGTCTTGGTGGTGCCGGACTCGGTGCCCTTGGTCGCCTTGCCGG